ATTATCTAATTCGATAATTATAGGGTAAAAACGATTATTACCTTTTACCTTAAAATTAATTGAATTTTCGGTATATGATGTTTGTCCAAATTCTAAAGTTATCACCTGTCCTGAAATATTAGATTTTAGATATATTATTATCGTCTTTAATCCTTGAACTCTAACCGGCTCTATAGGTGAGTAAATATGTCTTTCGTTTATTGCGGAATCTGTAAATTGTAGCTTGTGAGAAAAGGCGCCTGTAATACAATCGGTATCAAGTGACCTTGTGATATTACTTCCAGTAACCCAATTGTCAAAGTCATCCATTTCATTAAACAGCAACTCAAAACTATCTTGTCTTGTTATTATGTTATAATTACCTATATCGTAAATCTTAAATTTTAGGTTAGAAAGCTTTCCTGAAATCCTCGGGTCTTTCAAATCTTCTAATAATTGGTTTGCGTATAATGATGCCGTAGTAGTTTCTATCGAATTAGGTACTTGTATTTTCTCGACTGCTCTTCCGTATAACTGTATAGAACTTTCGTCCGATACACTAGATGCAACAGACCATTTCCCGTTCCCGCCCACCATCAACACCGAGAAACCAGTTTTCGCCAAGCTGGTCTCGTATTTGCTTAAAAAACTCTTCAAGACTCATGTTATGCCAATTGATTACTCCGCCCGATATTTGACCGGTAGTCTCCTCTATCCTATTAGAGTTGTACAATACTATATTATCAAGATTCACTAAACCTATCGTATATTTTATAATATCAGACCATGTATTTGAGTTCCGCCAAATCGTAGGTATTACTTGCACATAACCGCTTTCTATAGTCTGGTCTAATCCGTCGGCCTTTGTAATATCTATGTAGTAATAAGTCCCATCGTTACCGGTAGATATTATTTCACGATAATCAGGCCTTTTAGTGTCGTTTTTATCGTCAAGAGTATCCCTTACTATAGCAACCGAATCAGTAACAAGGAATGGAATGTCTTGGAATGGATGATCAGTATTTGCAATTAACTTTATTCTTATCGTTGTCCCTGACTTGACTATCTCTTTTATAAAATAAATATAGGGGTTGTTTATTAGAAGATTTTTTAACCTCTTCCTGAACCCATAGCCTTTATACTCAATAGTATCTTTTTTATTATCCCCACCTTCGACCGGTGGGTTTTCGATATATCCGCCAAATATTCTACGGCCACCAATATTGTAGTAAACTTTAGTATACATATAAAGAGGGAAATCTGGCTTTTGTGCAAGTTCTAACTTAAACCGGCTTGACCCATCTTCGTCAACTTCGAAATCAAAATTCAATATAGGGTTATTTTCACTACCCACAAAAAAGGTATCTAAATAAACATCGTTATAAGTATAAAACTCAATTCCTTCAAAAGTAGAATTATCGTCAATAATTGATTGGACTAATGTTTGGTTTCCCCTGAATACAGTTGACCTTAGTGTAAAAGTGTTATAGACAGTGGTTTCAACTGCTTGAATCAGGTTTGCCATTATACGGCCGTCCTTAATCTATAAGTCAATTCATATGTAATAGGTATCCCGTTTAATGATTTGTAATATATCGCATTCGTGCCTTTCCTTAGCAAAAAGAAAGTTCCGGCTGAAATCGATTTTTTTATATTTATATTCTGTGGGAGTAGCAAGCAACTTCCTTGCAGTGAATCTATTTCTATTGAAGTTCCTGAGACATAGCCTATTTCGTTTATCCTAATATTTCCTACAATGTCCCTGTTTGTAAGCTCGATATAAAAATCTGAATTGGTTCCTGTGCTATTTGTCATTGTAAAAGAAAAAGGAGTTTCACTTGCATATTCAGGAAGCATGACTTCAATTGAATTATCGGAATCCAGAGAGCCTTCTGTTACAGTCTCTAATAATGATTCGGGGAAGGAATCTATAATATTTAGATTTAATGCAATTTCACCTTTCCTTTTTTCATATCCTGGATCTTCTTTTATTTTTATGTCTTCCAATGATACTCTGAACCTTTTATTAGTGACAAGGTCTTCCATGTAATATGGCGAATCTTCACGAAAAAAAGCGATAAGTGAATTTATAAACAAGTCATATTGTAAGTCATAGTCAGCTATATTTGTAAACACAACAGAAACATCACGTTGTTTTACGACGTCAATCCCTCTTTTCTCATATGCCGTATTCCCAAGTCTCACAAAGTTGTTATCGTATTTAATATCAATCGGTGTTTTTATTTGCTCTGGAAACCTGAGATATAACCAAGATGTAAAAGAGTCACCATATTTATTTTTAAAATTAATCCGTGGTTGTGGTGTGGGGTATGACATTATATCCTCCTATTTTTTGTCTGGTTTAGCTGTTCTTTCTTGAAAGAGCCTGTGTTTATTTGTTCTAACTCAGTTCTATACCGCCTTGTCATTTCTGAATTTATCACGCTTTCACCATTTGACAACATAGCTGGTATTGTATCCTTATTGTCTCTGCCTTGCCCGATCCCTACCTGGCCACGTGCCAATAAAAGAGGCGGATATTGCTTGGCTGAAACGGCTGCAACTCTCATTTGTCCTGTAGAAAGTGCAAGTGCTGTCATAGCTGTTCCGAAAGCCATTCCAAGAGGGATAGTAAACGGCGGGAATGAACCGGCAAGTTTGATCCCGCCGAGTATTGCATCCATGACACCCTTCACCATGTCGGCCTGCGCTTGCATTAATTCAGCTTGTTTTTGCACTTGAAAAACTTTAAAACCCATTGCCCATTCAGCAATTTTTGTTTTTTTCTGGCTGTCCTCTTTTCTTTTTTCGGCCTGCTCGACATATAACGCCTTAGCATCTTCTATTTGTTTTATTTTGTCTCGATATTTTTTTTCTTTTGTTTCACGTTCTAATAAGTTTTGGTTTATGAATTCTTCCTTTTCCGATTCTGTTGTTTCAATTATCTTCTTTTGTTTATCTTTTTCAGCTTGAACGTCAGCTGTCTCTTTTTGTTTTAGCTGTTCTTCTCGGAGTGTTTCCTCTTCTATTTGCTGTTTCAATAATTCGTCGAACTCGGTTTTAGTTTGCTTTTGTCTATCCATGAACTCAGCTCGGAGCATCTCTATATTGAAAAGTCTTGTGCTTTCGTCTGTTTGTTCTTGCTCTTGCTGCAATATTTTTGCTTCGTATTCGAGTCTTAACGTTTCTAATGCAGTTTGTAATTGTTTTTCGTTTTCAGTTTTTGCTTTATCAGAAAATTCGAGCAGCCTCTTTCTTGATCTATTCGTTTTTGTTCATAATGCGAAAATGCGTTTAACGTATTCATTACATTTTGCATTTTGACTTTCATTAAATCAGCTTTTGCTGTTAAGTTTTCAGCAAACTTATCCCATAGTTCAAAAAGCGGTTCAACTGCTTGTTTTGCTGCCTGAGCCATAGCATCAATCATATTAATAAATGCAGTCCCTACTTTTGGGTCTGTAAATACATCAACAAGCGTATTACCAGAGTCTTTAGTAAGGTTTTGGAAGTTTTTCATCGAATCAGACACTTTATACATCTGTTTCTGAAATTGACTTGCACCGCCTGTCAATTCATCAAACTCGCTTCTTTCCTTGCCTTTCTTTTTATTATAGTCTCTTATCGTTTTTAACTTTTCTTCATATATATCTTTTTCGCGCAACATTGCTTCTTTTTCGTTGTTGTAATTTTGTTGGCTTATGGTTTTTAATTCTTGTTGATGCTCTCTTAATGCCTGTTGCTGTTTTGATAATTCATTTAATAGGGTGTCTGTTGTCCCTCCTGGATTCTGCCTTGCAATATCCTCAAGGTCTTCATACACTTTGGAGAATACCCCTCTTTCATTAAGGTCTTTTTGTTTTTCTAATTTTACCTGTATTTCCTCTATGTTTTTTTCAAATTCTTTTATCTTATCAGAAGTTAGTGATACTTCGCCTTTTATTAGTTTAAAAGAATTCTCATATTCTAATATCTCCTGAGCGTTCCTTGGTTTTAAGTCAAACAGCTTTTGAGCCGCCGCTTCTGTCATACCAAACTCTTCGGATATTTTTTTTATTATTTTTTCAAAATCTTGATAGCTTTTAATATCGACTTCGCCAAGTAAGTCAAGTTTACCTTTTGTTTTTGAATCTAATTTTTTCTGGAATTCTTGCACTCTTCTTTCCAGCAACTCAATAGGTGCTTGTTTTTGGTCAATCATGAAAGGCAGTGTTATCGGATGGTCTTCTACCCATTTTTGTGCAATATTCCTTGTATCAATCATGTCTTTAGCTTTAGGGGAATTAAGCTTTGTCCTGAAAGATACTGGTTTTACTTTATCGGCTTTTTTTTGGCTGTTCTTCTGCATTCCAGCAATATCGCGTTGCAAAGACTTCAACCGCTCTTCGTTTATAAATGTATTGCCACCGGACTCTGTGAATACAGTTGCCAGCTTTGCTTTTGAGATACCGAGAGAGATTAAAGACTGACGATAAGAGTTTACAGCAGCCTGGTTCTTGTTCATGTCAGAAATATTTTGTTTTGATAATTGAGATAAGACAATATCTATCTTAGCAATGTCTAATTTTTTCTGATAAATCTCAGTCATTATCTGTAAATTATTTTCATCTTGCTGGTCTTTTTCTGCCTGTATCAACCTCGTCCCATCCCTGTGCCCATTCTGATAAGTTTGTGACAATTCTAATTGCTATTTTTAAAAGAGGTTTTAATGCTTTGTTTATTAACTTACCGAATTCTCTAGTCACATTTTCGGTTTTCCCTTTTAATGTTGACATCATGCCAGAAAAGGTCTTTGATTGCTTGTCCATCATGCCGAAAGCAATTCCGCCTTTTTTTGTCATATTAGTAAGAACCTGCTCTACCTCTTTAAAACCAACTTTCCCGGTAGATACCATTTTCGCAACGTCTGATTCAGCTACATTTAGCACCTCAGACAAGCCTTTAATTATAGGTATACCGCGTCCTCCTAACTGCAATAAGTCATCACCCATTATCTTATTAGATGTTTTTATTTTTCCAAAGATAGCAGCCATTTCATTTAACGGCTGCTTTGTCAAACTGGCAATATCACCTATTTTTCTCAATAGCCCCGGCGAAGTTTCCCCAAGTTCATTTGTAGAGTCTAAAACTTTTTCTAAGGAAAAACCAAACGACAAAAGCATTTTTGCTGCTTCATTTACCTCAGTATCTTGAAATGGTGTAGCATCTGCAAATTTTCCAAGTTCCCTTAACGCCTGTGTCGCTTTATTAGCATCTTTGAGTATTACAGTAAAAGACGTATGCAATGTTTCGTATTCAGCAGCAACATCACTAGCTTTTTTTGCAAGCATAGCGAACGCGCCTCCAACAGCAATACCACCGAGAGACGAAATCCCTTTATTGAATCTACTTTGGCTATTATTGGCTTTGTCTAACTTTCTTTGTGTCTCTTCTATAGCCTTAGAAACTTTTTTAAAATGAACCGAGCCTATTTCGGTTTTCTTTAATCTATCTTGTAACTTACTAAGTTTATTTTCAAGGCCACCGATAGTTTTGTTTTTAAGGCCATCGATTGATTCTGCTAACTTCTTAGTATAGTCTCTATCAAATGTTTTTTCGGCTTTATTAGATGCTTTTTCGGACGTGGTTACAAAATCTTTTAACCCTTTTTTGTAATCGTCTAACTTTAGTATTACATCTGTATATATACTCCCTACATTTTCAGCCATTCAAACCACCCAAAGCCTTTGCGATTAAACTAATTGGTTTTTTAGTTGCACGTTTTTTTATTAGAAACTTGCCACGAATTTTATCAATCTCATTCTGGAATACATCAATCTGGTTTCGTATTGATCTAATTCCTTTGTCTGTCTCTATTAAAAACATCTGCATTTCTAATTGTGCAATCCTTCTCTCGTAATCATCTATTAATATTAATTGGAGTTTGCTAAATCTTTCGTGCTCGCTCCATTTTTCGATCTCTGTTTTTGTATATCCAGCTCTTCTGAGTTGGTGGTTGTTTCTTTCATACTCAATGACTCTTTTTTTTTATCTTGCTCCGTAATAGTTGCACTATCATCATCCATTCCTTGACTAATATACATGATTTCTTTAAATATCTCAAGCATATCATTGTATGAGACATTTTTAAAAATAGATACATCATAATCAAGAATAAATCCAAGACAAGTTAATACGTGTTTCCTGACGTCTGTCGTTACTGATTTTATTATCTTATGAGCCTTTTTCTCATCGTTAGTTTGTGTCGATTTAAAAAATGCTTTTGATATAAGTTCTTCGAAGTCAAGGGTTTTTCCATCATAGTCTGGATCAATTTCCTTATACTTATCATTCATGATATTTAGCTCTCTCATGACCATAAACGATATATCCGGGTTGTCCATATAATCACGGACAGGCATCTTGTATACCTGTCCATCGATTTCTATTTCATAGTTTTTCGATTCTGCTTTAGTCGTTATTTTTCGCATAACGTTGTCCTTTACTCAATAAGTGAATCGCCATCGCCCCAATAGGCGAATGTTGGCCGGTTGTTTGCATCGATTCTTGAATCATCAGCATATACTCTAAAAGTTACTGTTGCAACCTGTTTTTCGCCATCTTTCCAAGACCGTTTAATGTCATATTTTGGGGAAACTCTGGTCATGGATAAAATTCTTTTTGCGGAAGAACTTTCTGCACCTTCGTCAAACTCGACGATAGTTACCCATATAAAATTGTCTGAGTCAAGAGTCCCTTTATTCTCCCTAATTATTCCACCTCCAATAACTCCGGTAGTGTCGTCAACATTCAAACCAACCCTAGTATCCATATAACCTGCTATTTCATCAGACAATTGCACAGCCTCAACTGTCAACATCCCTTTTGAGTCACCACGATAAACGTCAGCGTATCGCTTAGCCATACCGCCTAACTCTGTTTCGTCCTGTTCAAACGTTAATTCTGCACTATCAGCGTCACCCATATAAAGAGCAAGAAAAGGTTTTACTGTTGAATCAGTATCGGCGGCTAAAAGAAAGTCTTGGTCCGTGTCCTCATTGTATTCAATTTTTATTTCAAGCTCTGTATCACTTGCAACACTAACAACCTGAGCCACATAACCACCGGATACTAATCTGACAATATTGTATTGCGAAAGAAGAGGTGTTACCTCTGTAGTGAAAAGTGTTGATGTTCCCGTGACTGTTGTTAAAAATTCGACTGCACTTGCACCTGTGCCTGTTGTTGTCCAAGCAGAATCAACAGTCAAAGCAGTATCGCTCTGAATAGATACCACTCTTCTTACATCACTACCAACTTTTATATAGTTACCAACCGATAACTCACTTGTAAAAGTTGTTGTAGTCCCAGCAAGTGTATTTTCGCCTGTGGTGTGGTCAACCGTTCCGGTCAATGCAGAATCGTTTCTTATTGTTCCTGACAAATTGCTTTGTGGTTCCGTATTAAGATATACGACACATTGAGTTACCGCATACCTTGACGGATGCATAACCGAAGCATCGATACAGGAGGGGGGCGTATGCTTTGCTTTTGACAATTCTAATATTTATTCCATTTAACGTTAAAGTCAAATCTGTTATATCACCAAACAATTCTAAACAATAAACTGAATAGTTTTTCGATTGATTCTTTGACACATTACTTTGTGTTTTTATTTGCACATCCCACTCACTACAATTGAGCATTTGAGAATTGTAATCTGTAATATCACCTTCTACTAAAATAAAATCTTTTTTTGAGTTTGGTGGTATTTCTTCTAAATATACAGGGATTGAATAATTATTACCGGCTGTATTTTTTATTCTCTCTCTGACAAACTCAGTTAGTGTGACAAGTGAATCGGTGGACATTGCTATATGATAACCTTTACGTGGTGTATTTTATCGCTATCAATTTTATAATGTTTATGCAATGAAATTATTACATACTCTTTTGAATTTACTACAATTTTACTCTCCTCTGTAATACCTGGGTCACCTCTGAAATACAATTCCCAACTTGCGAAAAATTGCCTTCCATCGAATTCTATTGACTTTGTAGATGGCACAACCCGCCATGCTGTTTTTATCACCTCTGTTGTATCATCCAAGTTTCCATCATCATCATAAGTGCTATTTCTTACTATTACAATCATTTAAAAGCTCCTGCTAATATTTCTTTGTATTCTGCTTGGTTCTTTTTATCTAATATTTTTCTTGATACAAATCCACCACCGACATTTCCGGCCTGTTGCGATATTTCGCCCGGGCTGTAGTCGGTTCCTTCTGGTGTCATGCCTTCATGAATGTATAGCGCGTACGGCATACCATTCCATACTCTTACTGAATATTCAGGTTGACCGGCAGAGCTTGGCTTTTCTTCTTTTGCTTTAGTTTCATTATTTGACTTACCACTGCTTGCACTATTATATTTGTTTGCATCAACTTTTACAGGGTTCTTATCAACTATTACATTAAAAGCACCTCTCAAATCACCGTCTTTGACTGGAATTGCAGGAAACTGAGTTGCTGCATGTTCAATTAACTTAAAACCTGTCGCGTAGAGAGCTTTTTTTATAATTTCTTTTTTTTTGGTAGATTTCGGGTCCAGCTTCTTAGCCATTCCTTTTATTCCCGATATATCCACTCTTGCGCTTGTTTTCATGCCGCCGCCTTCATATCAATTTTATATTTTTGCAAAGTTCTACTTGTGATAACAATAGGAAAAACTCTATGCTTACAATTAATGTGAAAAGATGGAATTGTCTTTTTACTTAATGGTAAAATATACTTCCATCCTTTTGAGTTTGTTGGCCAATTGATAGAACTGCCTGGATGAAAATACCTTCTGCCGATTAACTCAGGGTCATCAGACACAAGGCTATTCTCAAACTCACCACAAAAGTTAGGCGAATTATGGGAAGTTATTTGAAACAATCGAACACCAACAGAAAGCCCTTGCTCTATAGCACCCAGCACTTGTGAATCGGCAAGTCTTGTATTTGTTACAAAACCAGAATATACAGAAGTCCTAAAATACATCTCTTTTCCGTTTTTATTTATTATACGTATAAATCCATCTTTTTGAACTTTTTTCATAAACTTGGTAATGTCTGATTTCCTTACCACTTTTCCAAGTTTTGATTGTTTTGTAATATACCTCCTTACCGCGTTATTAGTAAGTTGCTCGGCTTTCTCTGGAGAAACATAAGCGGTTGTCCCCTCCAATTGTTTTGACTTTAGGAGTTTTTGTATCCCTTTAGTTGCTTCCCTTTTATATCCAGTTTCAACCATTGCCTGAGCTACTGTAAAAGTTAATTCTGTCTCTGTAGCTATTCCCTGCTTAGAGAATGTATAAAAAGAACCTATGAGTTGTCGCGTCCCTTCGCTTGCTATCGTAAAGTCTTTAATCATGTCCTTTACAAATATATTTAACGTCTTTTGGTCAAATGATGAACGTATATCAACCGGAATATTAGAATCAATTAAAGCGGTATATGCTAAATCTACGCCGTTGTTGTATTGAGTTAGCAATTGAGTATATGCTTTTGTTGTAGAAAACTCTTTAAAAATATCTTCCATTTCAGCATAAATAAACTGAATTTCTCTTAATCTCTTTTTAAATTCCTGTATTTTTATTAAGTTTCCTTCTGATACTATAGCATATAATTCCTGTATTTTTAACTTTATCTTATTTTCACTGCCCTTAAATAGAAGAGTTAATATTTCTCTTATCCTTTGAGCATAGTTTAAATTGTAAATATCAAGCTCTTCTCTGGTCATTCTACGGCCTCTATGCCATCAAATATAAACTCTCTTTTTAGTTTAAAACTTTGGGGTTTAGCACTTGCGAGCCTAACTTCTTCAAACTCCTGTAAATAGAATTTTGCTTCATTGCAAAAATATGAAAATAGATTATCCGCATCATTTACTGAGTCTTTATATGTCACAGAGTAATCACCGATTGATTTTGATGTTATTCCGTTCTGCATATCGGTAGCATACTCGGTATTCATGCCATTGAACAGACAATACGCCTGTTCAAAATTTGCATATTTTAGATTGTCTTGAACTGGGTCCATAACCTGAGCAGCATATAAAGCATTTAACTTTCTGAAAGCAGTATCTAAACAGTTTTGTTTTAGTGTATCATCTACGCTATTATTCCATGAATCCCTGTCGATACTGGTTAAGAAATAAGTATTTGCTTCCTCTAATGTTGCCCAGGCCATTTATCTAATCCTTATCTTTTCCTTTGTTTTTCGATGTTTCTTTCAAACGGAACCTTTCGTCTGCAAGATAGTTTTCAACCTCAGAAGTGAGGACGTTTATTTCAACGTCCCCCTTTTTTGTGTTCTTAATTAATGTAGTAGTCTTAATCATCTACAAGAACCCTCACTACTCTGGAAGACTTAACAAGAGTCACACCATACAAAATGTCGTATTGCACATTGATTCCGAGGTTTCCGTTTTGCCAGATAGAAATTCTCACAGGAAGGTTATTAATCATTGTTACAACTGAATTAACACCAACGTTTTGCGGCAGAATAGCGTAAGCCCTTGCAGCAAAAGCAATACCTGATTGGGTAAATGCAACCGCCGAACGTGTGGCCGTAAAAGTCACAGCAGCATCATCAGCAACACTTGAAGCCAATGCCGGTGCAAATGTAATACCTGTAGTATCGTTAGTTGTGGTGGTTGTTGCTGTTACTGTATGAAAAGGCGTTCCGGTTTCTCCTGTTATTTTAAACACATCACCAACACGAATCGGATTAGCATCATCATCAAAACCGTCTACGACTATAGTTGTGTCACCTGCACTATAGCCAGCTACATTATTAACCGCACCTACCAAGTCGGCCGGTGTATATGTCTCAATAGAGTTGTTTTCATATATAGACATACCATAACGTTTATTTAAACGTCCGTCTACGATAGGACCGCTATCTCCTGAATAGTCCAATCTTGCGAAATCAGCAAAACCCAACATGTCAGAATATTCGTCGGTTGATGCGACAAACTGACGATTCATTTGACTCGCTTCATTGGCGGCTAGCCTTTTTCTGGCTGCTAAAACAGTGTCTTTATCAAAAGTACTGGTGCCGTCAATAAATTCGGTTGATTCGAGCATTTTTGTATAAATGCTTTTGTTCACAGACTCAAAAATAGACTTTGCAGCACCAACGCCATACTCTTCGATAAGCATGTAAGGCGACTTTGACAAGTCGGATCCGCTTAATGTAAAAGTCTTCCTTTTACTGTTATCAAGTGTTACGGTCTTGGTTTGTTGTGCAATGTCTGATGGTACAATAGTTGAGCCAGGAGTCCAGTCATCAGCTTCGCCAAAATCATAAGCGAGCGGAACAGTTACCGACTCCCCAGCATTGGCAAGTTGTCCTTCTGCCGACCTTGATACAAGGTTTTGAAAATTGTAAACGCCGGTGTCTAATTCGTCAAAAGACGATAACCAAAACTCCGGGTATAGTAAATCAATGTTAGTATTAGGCATTTATTTATTATCCTTCAATTAATTTCACAGGTTGACCGGCCTTTAGTTTGCTTTGATACTCTTTCCTGATAGTATCATCGAGCATTTGAGACCTTTTATAAATTATCGCACCATCAGAATCTTTTCCACCTGCAACACTTGATCCTGTTCCCGGTCGTAAATTGTTTTTTAAGTGATGGAAGTTATCTGGCATAGCT